CAGCTTCTCATATCTACAGTATTCGTATCTGATTCAGGGGCTCTAAACATAACTCCTGAAGGATCTACGGTAACCCCGCTCATTGACGCTGAAAACTCTACACTAGAATCTATAGAAAAAGTTTGACTATGGTCTCTTGAGGTAAAACTAGTACCACTTGGAGTTGCTGTAGTAGGCATGTATATGCTATGAATAATATCATTTTTTAAGTAAACCTGGGCATCAGTTACTAGATTCCCCCCAGCTTCATCTTTTATTGTAACATTTGTATTAAGGTCATTTGAGCAACTTGTAGTTAAATAAATATTGTCAGTTATAGAAAGACCTCTTATAGGTCTGTTAGTGGTATCATTATCCATTAAACCACCTTCAAAAACATTTGTAACACTATTGTCGAAAAGCTTGTAAGACACACCAAAATGCCATCTTTTTTTCCAATCGTCACTAATTGCATCATCGTTAGAATGACCGCAAGAAACATGCAAACCAACTTGCTGACCGAATGTACATGTTTTAAGAACGTCATAATCACTTGTAGATTC